GTCTCTTGTGCATAACGAGCATCACTAGCTACTTTAGTATAATGATCAGCTAAAGCAAAGGTACCAAAGGCTTGAATGTAAACTACGTCAGATACTGAAGCTCCTGTGTTAAGCACAACACTTGAACCATTGGTAGCTGTATAGTCTGTCGTAGCTAATAGAATACCGTTAAGATAGACATCAACATATCCAGCATCGTATGTAGCAGAGAAAGTTGTCTGACCTGCTGTAGCAATGTACTGAACTGAGTTCTCTATACCATTCACAGAAGAACCAGCATTAGCCCAACTAGCACCGTTGTATACTTTCATTATGCTAGTAGAAGTATCAAACCATAAGTCACCTGTATCAGGAGAACTAGGAGCTGTTGTTTGTGATACGTATTGACCAGTGAAGGTTGCTAATGATGTAGCGGCTGATGTAGCTGATGTTACTGCTTCAGATGCCTTAGTTGTTGCTGTGGCTGCCGAAGTAGTTGCACTAGTTGCACTTGAAGATGCTGAGGTTGCTTGTGTAGTAGCTGTAGTAGCAGAAGTAGCTGCATTAGTTTCTGAGGTCGATGCTTCAGATGCTTTAGTAGTTGCTGTAGTAGCAGATGCTGCTGCATTGGTTTCTGATGTCCCTGCTGCTGTTGCAGATGCTGCCACTGTAGATTCAGAGCTAGCTGCTGCTGTAGCACTCGCAGAGGCCTCAGAAGCCTTTGTGGTAGCCGTAGAGGCTTGAGTGGTAGCTGTGGTAGCACTAGTCGCTGCGCTTGTCTCAGAGGCTGCTGAGGCTGTTTGAGAGGCTAGGGCTTCAGCTGCCTTAGTTGTTGCCGTAGATGCTTGAGTCGTAGCCGTAGACGCTGATGAAGCGGCTGCTGTGGCTGAGTTGCTTGCATTAACTTCGCTTCCTGAAGAAGCATTCTGACTTGAAAGGGCGTTAGCTGCTGATGATGCTGATGCTGTTGCTGATGTTGCTGCATTGGTCTCACTTGTTCCTGCGTTAGTTTCACTTAAAGCCGCTGCTGTTTCACTAGCTGCAGACTCTCCTTCACTTGCTGCTGCTGCAACTTGACTAGCTAAAGCACTAGCTGCACTGGCTGTTACACCTGCTTCACTTGCTGCTGCATTAGTCTCTGACGTACTAGCACTGGTTGCTGAAGTGGAAGCTTCCGAGGCACTAGTAGATGCTGCTGTTGCAGATGCTGCTGCGTTGACAGCCTGTTGTGTTACTTCTGTTATAGTAGCATCAGTGGTAGAGTCTCCTGTACCACCTGTGCCTCGATAGATTCCTGACATACTGATTCCTTATTTATTTAGAAATAGCCTTAAGCTTATTTGTTAAGACGCCTACGGAATGATTCTAACTGCTCTCTCTTAGTTTGAAACTTCTTAGCAGGAAGTACGCCCTTGATGCGAGGAACTTTAGAATAATCTTCTTTTGCGCTGAATGTATACCTAGGAGAAGTGTTATCTGAAGGTAAAGCACTCTTAATGATCTTAGCGTGAGGAGCACCTGAAGTTCTAACTCGATTCTTATTCACTGGTCGTGAAGTAGGGCCAGTAGATGTAGTAGCTGCAGAACGAGCAGAAGGATGTCCCCCTGTCTTTGTAGGACGAGGAATACCTTTAGATATGATGCGTGTTCCAGTTGTACGATTAGGATTTACTTTACTTCGTACAGTACCACCAGTACCTGTTTTAACTACAGAACCTTTAACAGTTTTACCTGCTTTATTCGTAGTAGATTTACTTCTAACAGCATTACCTTTAGGGTTAGCAGTTAGTTGATTTAATTTGTATTGTAACTTACCAATAGTTTGAACAGATTTACCAGCTTTCTTTGCTTCAGCAATCTGAGAATTTAATTCTTTCTTCTGTTTAAATGTAGACATAATCTTTCCTTAAGTAAAAGAAAAGGGAACTCCCTAGAAGTCTAAGTAGTTCCCTTTGTAGAAGGCTAAATCAATAGCCTATGCATTTACGCAGGAAGCGCAATGGCGACAGCAGAAGTATCGCGTAGTACACCAGTACCGTAGATAGTATCGCTGGTGAACAAGTCAGCTAAGAACTCTTGCTTGTACTGAGTCTGTGAACGAACAGCCATCTGCTCTGCAAACACAAACGCATCCTTATGCATCAACATACCAACTTTGGCAGTACCGTCAACTGGACAGTTGTTGCTGATGTAAATGTCTACGCCGTACAAGTTACCAATCTTACCGTTAACAACAGTTTGACCACCAACAAAATCAGAAGAGGTATAACGATCAATACCCATGATAGAGTTACGAGCAGAAGGAGGAAGGATCAAAGAACGACCATCCATAGGTACATCTGCATCATCTAACTTCTGAATCAAGTTACGGAAACCAGCATCAGTAAAGGCTAAAGCACCAGTACCAGCATAGTCAGAAAGAACACCAGTAGCACTCATCTTCTGAGCCTTAGCCCAAGTAGTACCGTTACCACCGTTAGCAGACTTACCTAACAAGAAGATATCGTCTTCAACTTTCTTAGCCAAAGAATAACCAGCATCGCCAGTATAGAACTTACGCATAGAAGCTTGAGCTTGAATGTCAGTAATATCTTCGATCATACGTGAGTATTCAAAGTGCTTGTCGATAAGGATAGCCAATTGACTAGCAGTATCGTTTTGGATTGTTACTGCTGTACCAGAAACTTTGGCAGTAGCAGAGCCACGGTTAGGCTTAGGGATGAAAATAGTATCACCCTTCTTACCTGACATAGGCATTTTGTTCACTAGGTTTGCAACAACCAATTCCTTCTTATAAGCAGCGATGATTTCATCACTCCAAATCTCAGGGATAAAGTTAGCAGAAGTAGTGTTGTTTGTTACGCCGCCTTGTGCGGGATATACTGAAGTAGCCATTATAATAATTTCCTAATATAAAATAGATTAACGAACTCTACCTTCTGCATACGCTTTCATTATAACGTCATTGTTAGCAAGGTAGCGATCGGGTTCGTACTGCATCATGTGTAATAGTTCTGATCGCTTTAGGAACTTCTTAGTAGTCTCACCAGAGCCTCGTGCTGAACCATTACTTCCACTCTTAAGAGAACGCTTACGATCTCCTTCGGTAGCAGCCTTAGCTCCTGCAACTAACTCCTGTTGTTCTTTCCAAGTTGTAAACAAATCGTCAGCAGCGTCAAAGTCAAACTCTGCATCTGCCCGTTGTAACTTCTTAGTCCGAGCCTGAGACTTACCAACCCACTCTTGGAATCCACTATCATTCACTATATCCATCGCATCTGGATGGGTTGCAAAGATCCTGTCTCGTGTTTCCATCTTAGCTAACTTCTCAGTAGCTTCTTTAGCTGCTTTCAAAGCTGGATGGTTTTCTAATTTCTTATCAAGGGTTGCGTTAGGATTCTCTAAGAAATCCAGATCACTTACCTCTTCCTGTACCGATTCTTTAGCGGCTGATTTATTTACTATAAATTCATCTACCAGCTTTCTCAACTCACCTACTTCATTGCCCTGTCGACCTGCCATCTTTTCGGCTTCTTGGTGCATTCGGACTAATTCAGCAGCAGACTTGCCCCGATACTTATCAGGTACCTCTTCCTCTTGATCAGTTTGCTCTTCTTCTGGAGAGGCTGCTTCAAGTGATTCCGTTAAGGATTGATATTCTTCATCGTCTGCTAGTTGAGGTTCTTGGTTGCCATCTAAAAATTGTGCCATGTTTGCTCCGTACTATCTAGTATTATGGAATTTATATAAATGAGGTTACTTCCGAAAAGAAGTCTCAAGATTTACTACGTTCTGTCTGCAGCTGTTTTTGGCGTTGCTTAGACCATTTGATTGTAGCCCCTGCAAAGTCTCCTGAGAGGGGATCTAACTTACTCATGGGTGCAGCTAGTTGTCGCTGAGACAGTTCGTTACATATAGAGCATACACTTTCCCGATCATCGGAGCGTACATACTTCTCTTCTATGTAACTACATCCACTACATTTGAAATCATAAACTCGAATCATTTATGAAATCCTCATAAGAGTTCTTAATACCATCTTCAAAGCTTAGTAGCTTTCCAATGATATCAAGTTGTCCTTGACGGTAGTGTAATTCTTTTTCAGTCTTACAAGTGACAAGGTCTCGGAGAGATTCCTCCGATTCCGTAAAGTCTTCTAGTAAACTCTTCCATCCTTCTGTTAGAAAAATATCAATTAAAGAATTGTAATATCGTTCTAACTCAGGATCTGTATCTGTTATCATTGCGTTTCTCCTTGTTAGGACGCAGTTGAGAATGATTAT